CAAGAGATTGCTAACCGTTTAGGTCGTACTTAAAACTCAGACACTTCTACCTTAACGCCCACGCCGCCAAACAATTGGACGAGGTCATTGGCCTCGGCCTCTACTTGCTCTAGAATGTCGTCGTCAATCATGCTGGCTAGTCGCAGAGATGTGTTAACCAGATTCATAAGGGCGGCAAGCTGCATGGGGTGCATCTGATCTACGCCTAGGCTTTTAAACTTCTTCATCTTCATTCTATCTCTCCCCAATTATCTTTGAGTTCTTGGTCTATCTTAGAAGGAACCTTGAGAGGCACACCAGTTTCCATAATCTCTTTGATCTGTGCCGCCTGTTCGTCACTTTCTACGTTGAAGCATAGCTCATCATGGACCGTGAGCATAGGAGTAAGACCAGCGTTATAACAATCAAGCATCGCCTTCTTTGTTTGGTCGGCCGCTGAACCTTGGATCAAACGGTTAAGTGCCTTGTATGTAAAGGCGCGACGGAGTTGACCCATGCCCCCGTACACTTCCTCTGCTTCCTCTATGGGCAAAGGTTTGTTGTATCCGAACGTTGATGGCTCCCACATATCGAAGCGACACAGGCGCCCTAGCAGGGTGCGTATCTGCCCGTTCTTGCCGGCCCTCTTGCTTGCGATGTCAGCCAACTGCTTAACAAACGGGACCTTCTCGCGGTGATCTCGGATGATTGTCTTGGCCTCGTCCGCTGTGATCGCCATCTGGTTCGCTAGTTTAGCTACGCCCATGCCGTACATGATACCTAGGTTCACGGTCTTCGCTTGCTTGCGGGTGATCCCTGCCAAGTCCGCTACGATCTGGTGCAGGTCTACATCGCCAGTATTAAACTCTTCAACGATGGTCTGAAGCACAGGATCCTGCATGTTGGGTGGCATCGATGCCGCAAAGTGTACCAGTAACCTCGGCTCTTGGCTTGAGTAGTCAAAGGATCCCCACTTGGTTCCCTCTTCTGGTATAAACAACCCGCGGATTAACTTCTTGATCTCCTTGTCCCGCGCCGGAATCTGCTGAAGGTTGGGGTTGCTTGACGAAAATCTACCCGTGACCGTACCGCCCTCATCCCTGCGGGTAGAGTGTAGCTCTGTATGTATGCGGCCGTTGTGTTCATGCTTCAGTATGCTGTCAATGAATGTGCTGTCTGCCTTGTCGAACTCGCGCAGTTTAACCAACGACTGACAGGCTTCATGTGGGTGGGAGTTGAGGTACGCCTTAGTGAACGACGCTGCACCAGCCTCGGTCCTTGGATACTCTAGCCCCAGCTTGTCAAACATCTTAGCTACTGAGGCACTGGCCCATATGTCTACGTCCACGCCGGCGCTTTTCTTTATCTCTTGACGCAACTCAGACGACCGCTTCTGGATCAGCTTCTTGTTACGGTCAGCCTTCTCCAGGTCTACACGCACACCGTTGGTTCTCATGTCCAACAGGCAGGGGATTAAACCTGTCTCTAGTTCCCAGATAGCCCACAGGTCCTGCTTCTCTAGCTGGATCTTCAATGCTTCCCATAGCTTCAACGTGGCTACAGCATCCTGTTCAGCATAGGCGCCCACATACTTCGGGGGTAACTGCCACATCTCTGCCTTGGGATCGATGCCCCACTCTTGAGCCGCGGCCTTCAGAAGCTTCTCGTCCTTGCGTATACCCACATAGTCCCGTGCCATAGCATCAAGACCAAAGGACCAGCGGTTCTCATTAACCAACGCGCCGGTAATCATAGTATCGACGATGCGCCCCTGCACCTCAACGCCCTCGGCCCTCATCCAGCCAGCATCGTAGGTTGCATTGTGCATGATCTTATCAATGTCAGGCGTAGACATCTGAGCCTTGAGCCAACGCATTGTCATGGTGGGGTCTAGGTTGTGGCCGTTCTGGTGGCGTAGTGGGAAGTATCCTTTGAAGTCACCGGCTGCTACAGCAATGCCAATGATGTGCCCATCTTTCCTAGCCCAGCCTGGGCCCTGTGTTTTAATGTTGGGGTCCTTAGTCTCAAGGTCTACGGCGATCTGGCTGTAGCCTGATAGATCAGGGAACTCGGTAGGGATATTCCAATCAGTGTCAACAAGCTCCATCTCTGCGCGGATCTGGTAGTCTTTGTCTTGGTTGCTAGTGAACAGAGTTCCTTGGGTCATTCTACATCCTTCCAGCTACCAACCTCTGTGGTCGGCCTGTTCTTCTCAGAAAATTCTGCACCTAGGGCCGTGTACCCAGCCTTGTCCACCCATGAATCATCATGGTCTATTGTCTCTAATAGCCTAGCTGTCTTGACCCAGTCCATCATTAATACAACGTGTTGTTCTGATATTTCAAAGTGCGTTTCAAAAGCACTCCTAACAATGATGTTCCACCCGTCTGCGATACGCCGGTGGTTCTCGAACGCATCTCCATAATCCTTGGCCCTCTGCCCGTTGATCAGTTCTTTTGCGGTGTCTAGGATCTCATCACGTTTCATCTTCTTTCTCCTTTGGGTAATAAACTAACACAAAAGTGTAGCATTCAGGGCAGGAAAGATTTGAAACGATAGAATGTTCTTCGTCATCCTCACAGTCATGGTCTCCTCCCCAAATAAGTTCTGCCGTACAGTGCGGGCATTTCATTTTCTTAATCCCTTCTTGATTTAGGTCTAACGCTGACCTTTACAGCAGTCGGATGGTCATACGAATAGAAGATATGATACCCAATACGCGCAACCCTATGTAGTTTCTTGCGCCAAACTGGTCGAACATCTGGTGTGTGGTAGTGATCAGCAGTACTGGGCGGCAAGATGTAAGGATCGTTTATGATCTCAACCGCAAGCTTCTGTGCTGCGGCCCAAGCCACTTCGTCCCTGGGCGTAGGCGCATTGCCCTTTCTATAGAACGAGAACTGACGGTCTTGGGTAATGACAGCGCACATAGACGATGGCCACCTGCGAGACTCCATGCGGTTCATGATCACCCGCGCTACCATTAACTGACCGTGGAGTGGTTCACCTCGGGCCTCATGGTAAAGTGCGAGGGAGAGGCAGGCGGCTGCGGCTATCAAAAGAACTGCGCCGCTACGGTGACAGCAATAAGAAAGTAGGCAAATAAAATTACCCACGGAGATATACGCTTAATTATTTCTTCTATCATATTGTGTACCTGTAATCGTGGTTGGATTGTAGGATGTACAGAGAGTGTCTTGCCCTTGTGACGCCAACGTAGAACGCACGATGCTCGTCGTCAGGGTGCTTGCTCTCAACACACGCCTTGGTGGACGCGGTGTATACCACGCAGTTGTCATCCTCTCCGCCCTTCATGGCGTGGAACGTAGAGATATTAATCCGTGACGGGGACATAAGATCGTCGCCCCTGCGCTGCATAGCCTCGATGTACAGGCGCATGCTTCTAGGCACCTTCAACACATCGTATGCCGCAGAGTCCGCGCCGCGCAACAAACCGTAGTCCGCCTTCAGTGCATCCATGTCTAGCTCTGCTTCTGGGTCCAAGGTGTCCAGCCGTTGGGTAGCCCCGCGCTTTACCACCGCGTCATCGCCCTGCTTGGGGAGCCCCGAGTACAACTTCTTGATGCGCTCAACGCCCAGCTTCTTATCCTGGCACAGATCCTCCCATGCCATGAGGTTCTCAATGAGCTTCTCCGATATGCTGGACCGGCCCTTGATCGAGAACTTAAAGCCAGTATTGTAGAACCACTTCGCCATCTCTCTGACATAGGTGTTTGTCCTTGCCATCACGGTCCACGATCCTTCGCTGAACGGGATGTCCTCCATGTTCCAAACAAATTCTACCTCGCCCAGTTCCTCACGGGCAAGAAACTCTTTATCAACACGAGAAGTAATCTTCTGAACGATATGCTGTGATAACCTATGGACGGAAACAGGAATGCGGTACGACTGTTTTAAAATCTCTACATCATCAGATGAATTGATAAACAGGTCTACATTCACACCGGTCCATCGGTGCACAGCTTGATCGTCATCTCCGGCAATGATCGTGTGCTGCGAAAAATCGGCCAGTTTCTTTGCCATCTCCCACTGCAACGGGGTGAAGTCTTGAGCCTCATCGATAAACAGGTAGTCAAGGTGGGGCGGCTCCCCTATCTCGATGTACTTGTCGATCATATCAACAAAGTCATACTTGCTCATCTTCTGCTTGTACTCTTCGATCTGAGCACTAACTTGCTCAAGCTTCGGGTAGAACAGGGTCCGGTCGGCGGCTTCGTTAAACTCTCGGTCCAAAGAGATCATACGGTATCGTGCACGAGTAATCATCTGAAGGTACTG